ACGGCTCACCGACTCCACAGACGAAGCTAGTCTTGCAATCGATTCTCACTCCACGCGATCGATTGATTCGCGTTGATATTGGTGGGGCAAAGAAAGTCGGTCGGGCTTATGGTGGACGCCCTAGCAAAAGCGGCAAAGGCGCAAAGGTCGGACGCACTCAAGCTCCAGCCGGCGCACTTCTATGGGGCTCAGAATATGGATCGCGTCCGGGTGTTGATAGAGCAGGGCGCGCCTACACAAACCGATTCAAGGTTCCATATAATCGCGAAGGATATTGGTTGAATAAAAGCGTGGACTTCTACACTCCAGTAGTAGCGCAGGAGTATATTTCAATCGTTACGGGAATCATTAACGATTTGGGGCTCAAATAATGGCAGGCATTCCAAAGGTCAAGATTACCTTCGATGCTGACTTTGATGATCTTAAAAAAGGCATTAAGAGCTCACAGGCAGAAGTCGAGACTTTCGCTGACAAGGTAGGAGACTTTGGCAAGAAAGCCGCAGTCGCCTTCGCTGCTGCTGGAGCTGCAATCGGTGCGTTCGCAATTTCGGCAGTCAAGGCCGCCGCAGAAGATGAGACTGCACAAACTAAGCTGCAAGAAACTATTCGCAACACTACAAACGCAACAACCGAACAGATAGCCGGCATTGATAAATACATAACGGCTCAAAGTATTGCCACGGCCACGACCGATGATGTTATTCGTCCGGCTCTATCTCGCCTATTGCGAGCCACTGGAGATCTGACTAAGTCGCAAGAGCTGCTCACATTAAGCCAAGAAATATCAGTAGCAACAGGCAAGCCATTGGAAGCGGTCACAAATGCCGTTGCAAAGAGCTTCGAAGGATCTAATACTGCATTAGGCAAGCTAGGCATTGGCATTGATGCTGCAACGCTTAAGACAATGACATTCGATGAAACGCAGCAGCTACTCAACAAGACATTCGATGGCTTTATTGAGAATCAATCAGAAACGGCAGCATTCAAATTCCAGCAGATTAGCATCGCGGTTAATGAATCAAAAGAAGCAATCGGTGCAGCTCTATTGCCCGTGGTCAAAGAATTGGCAGATTTCATTATTGTCTCAGTCGTGCCAGCAATTGAATCATTCGTTTCCGGATTAACTGGTGAAAATAGTCTGGACGACGGACTTACTAAGTCACAGAAAACGGCGGTCGAGTGGGGCAAGAAAGTTAGAAACGTCATTGACACAACCATCGAATTGAAAGATGAATTGAAAGCAGTTGCAATTGTTATTGGAACAGTCTTTGTCGTTTCTAAGATTGCGGCTGGCGTAACTGCAACAATTGCCTTAGTCAAAAGCCTAATCGTTGCTTACAACTTACTTAAAACAACGGCAATTGTGACGGGCGTAGCAACGGCATTCGCACTCAATCCATTGTTAGGCGTTGGCGCAGTTGCAGTAGCAGCAGCCGTCTTAGCTGGTGCCAACGCTCTTGCCAATAGCAGTGGGGGCGGAGAAGCTAACTTTGCAAGTGGCGGTGCGCCTGGCTACATCACTGGCGGAAGTGGCAATGCTGCTGCAAAGGCAAGAGCACTAAGAGAGGCTTTTACGCCCGAAGAATTAAAAAAAATGGCTGCTGATGATGCAGCAAAAAACGCTGGATTGCGCGTTCCTACGCTTACATTGCCCGGCGGGGCTTTTAACGACGCACAAAATCAAGCTAAATTAACTGGCGCAGGAGCTTTGAACGATGCACAAAATCAAGCACGAATCAACGTCACAGTCAATGGCGCAATTGATCCAGAATCTACGGCTCGACAGATTGTCAGCATTCTCAACGACTCTTCTTATCGCGGCACTGGTGGAGCCAGCGCGCTCGTAGGCATCTAATGACTCAGTGGGCTCCAGTCTGGCGCGTCAAGATTGCTGGCGTCGATGTCACAGATTCGGTTCTTGCCAATCTGACAATCACATCAGGGCGCACCAATATCTATTCTCAGGCTCAAGCCGGTTATTGCTCAGTCACTCTTATCATCTTCAATCAAGCTGCATTACCTTACGAAATCAATGACACCATTTCGATTGAAGTGCAAGACACTGCGGCGGTATATGTGCCAATCTTTGGCGGATCAGTAGTGGACATTGCCGTAAGCGTGTCTCAAGTCGGCTCTAGCGCATATACGCAAGAAGTCACCATCACGGCTCTAGGAGCCCTTGCAAGGCTTCAGAAGGCTCTCACAGATGGCGTCTTGTCTCATGACTTTGATGGCGACCAGATAGAAACAATCTTGCGCGAAGTCCTACTGGCTCAATGGCAACAGGTTCCAGCCGCGCTTCAGTGGAGCACTTATGATCCAACGACGACATGGGCGACGGCTGAAAATAATGGACTGGGTGAGATTGACACTCCAGGCAATTACGAGCTGGCGCAACGTTCATCAGATCGCATCATTATCTATGACTTAGTCGCCGCGCTCGCCAGTAGCGGATTAGGTTATTTATACGAGGACGCGTCCGGCCTTATTTCCTATGCTGATTCGACTCACCGGACGAATTACCTTGCAGCGAATGGATACACAGATCTCACGGCCAATCACGCTTTAGGGCAAGGCATTACTATAAAGACAAGGGCAGGCGATGTCAGAAACGACATCACTATCAGCTATGGCCAAAACTCGACAAATCAAGTTAGCGACACAGATTCAGCATCTATTGCAATCTATGGCGACTTGTCACAAATCTTTACAACGACCTTGCGACACTTACACGATGCCGAAGATCAGGCCGCGTTCTATTTAGCATTAAGAGCCTATCCGCAGCCAATATTTGATTCCATTACTTACGCGCTGACCAATCCGGAGCTAGATAATGCCGATCGTAATGCTCTCATTAATGTCTTTATGGGTCAGCCAATCGCACTCAATGACCTTCCGCCGAATATGTCTTCTGGCACGTTTCAAGGCTTCGTTGAGGGCTGGACTTTCAGAGCTTCTTACAATCAGCTCGACATCACTCTTCTCATGTCTCCATTGGCATATTCACTAAATTCAATGCGCTGGAACGATGTGCCAATAAACGAGCATTGGAATACCGTGTCGCCAACTTTAGATTGGGCAAACGCTACAATCGTCTCATGATGAAAGGAAAAATGAATGGCTAATCCAACAACTTACTTCGGCTGGGTCATGCCGACCGCAACAGATCTGGTTACTGACCTTCCAGCCGATTTCAACGTATTTGGGCAGGGCGTTGATACATCAATGCAGGATCTGCTTGGTGGCACAACTGGTCAAGTCTTATCTAAGGCATCAAACACCAATATGGATTTCACTTGGATTGCACAAGATGATTCATCATTGACAATCAATGCACAAACTGGTGCGACTTACACTGCCGTTCTAGCCGACGGAACAAACAGTCTTGTTACGATGGACAACGCATCAGCCAATACATTTTACATTCCAACAGATGCAAGTGTTAATTTCGACATTGGCACAGTGTTAAACATTTATATGAAAGGAGCAGGTGTCACAACAATTACGGCAACGACACCAGGCACAACAACAATCGTTTCATCAGGTGCGACCATCGGATCGCCAGCATTGGCGCGTTACAAAATTGCCAGCGCAATCAAATTAGCTGCTAATTCATGGACAGTAATTGGCGGAATTGTGTAATGCGTAATCCAATTTTAGGAATTACTGGACAATCTCAGTTAATTGTTACTGGTGGAACGCTTTACACATCAGGCGGATACAATTATCGTGTTTTTACTTCATCAGGAACATTGGGTATAACTAATGGAACATTAAATTGTGACATTTTGGTTATTGCTGGTGGTGGAGCAGGTGGTGGTCGTGCTGGCGGCGGCGGTGGAGCAGGTGGTCTTTTGTATCACAGCAGTCAATCATTAAGCCCAAACAATTACACTTGCACCATTGGAGCAGGTGGAACAGGCGTATTTAATAACGCGGGTAACAATGGATCTAATTCACAACTCGGCTCGCTAACTGCATCAGTAGGCGGCGGTGGTGGTGCAGATTATGCAAATGTAGCAATCGGAAAAAATGGCGGTTCTGGTGGTGGCGGCTATCCTAATTCTGGAACTGCTGCTGGCGGTACTGCAACATCAGGCCAAGGCAATAATGGTGGTTCTGGTTCAACAGATGCAGCGACTTATCGTTCCGCAGGCGGTGGAGGCGGTGCAGGTGCAGTAGGTGGTAATGGAAGCACATCGGCACCAGCGATCTCAGGTACAGGTGGTAATGGTTTATCCACTTATTCTGCTTTTGGTTTAGCAACTTCTACTGGCGAAAACATTTCAGGAACAGTCTGGTATTCAGGTGGTGGTGGCGGTGCTAATACAAGTAATTCAGCAGGTGGTAATGGTGGCGGTACTGCTGGCAACGATTTATTAGCGTCGTCAGCCTCACCTGCCAATACAGGCGGTGGAAGTGGTGGGTCAGGTACAACGGCTGGGAATGGTGGTTCTGGTGTCATTATTGTTAGGTATGCAGCATGAGTCATTTTGCAGAAATAGATGAAAATAACATTGTGCTTCGCGTACTTGTTGGTGATAACAACGATCCAGCAGGTGACGAAGGTTATCAATGGTTGGTGAATAATCTTGGCGGTACTTGGGTCAAGACAAGTTACAACGCGAACATCAGAAAAAATTATGCTGGCATTGGATTTACTTACGATGAAATTAGAGATGCTTTCATTCCACAAAAGCCAACAAACGCAACAGGCTTTGATGAAGAAAATTGTCGATGGATTGTGCCAGAGGCGGAACACTTCACACCCATAGTGAGCAGCGATGAGTAATTATCCAGACGGCACTGCTGCTCGAATTATTGACGTCGCGTTAGCTGAAGTCGGCACAGTCGAGACTGGCGAGAATCTGACAAAGTACGGCAAATTTACGAAGGCCGATGGATTGCCTTGGTGTGGATCGTTTTGCAACTGGGTGTTCCACACTGCCGGCGTAAAGATTCCATCAATGGTTTCAACGGCTGCTGGAGCTCATAAGATGAAAGAGCTTGGACGATGGATTGAAGATAAGCCGCAACTTGGAGATCTATGCTTTATGGACTTTCCACACGATGGCATTGATCGCATCAGCCACATCGGAATTGTGGTCAAGGTAGGCAATACCAGCGTTCTCTGCATCGAGGGCAACACATCAGGCGATGGAGATCAGCGCAACGGCGGAATGGTAATGATTAAGCGTCGCTATA